GAGGAAAAAAAGGGATCAACGATTCGTAGCATTTCAGGGTATAAGATCTTTCCCACCCCTCCGAAGACTATAACTGAAAAATTTTTTTCAAATAGGGTGATATTGTTATTTTGAGTAGTGTGTTTGTTATTCATTTTATATTTTTTTATTTAATTATCTATATATAACAGTATATATTAATGATTCAATGCTTATTTTTTTTTAAAAAACTTAATGGATCATCTTTTATTTTAAATAAATATATATAAGGGAGGTGCATTTTTTTTAAACTTTTTATTTTTTTACCCCCACCTAGGTTTGTTTCTTATTTTTATTTTACTTCTATACTCTATACCCTCTTTACCAGACTTACTTTCATGGCAAGACCTGCATAATGTTTGAAGGTTGGATAAATCTGTCCTATGCCCTCCTTTAGATATAGGTGTGATATGATCTACACAATAGCCAGCCATTATTCTATTATTTCTTTTACATTCTTCACATAAAGGATTTGTCTTAATATAATGTTTCCTAGTAGATCTCCATTGTTTACTATTATAAAATTTAGTATTATCCATTTGTCTTTTATTCTTTGGTCTCTTTAATATCCATGGTCTATCTTTAGTTGTTACTATCTTTGGCATTGTTTATTATTTTAAGTGCTTGATCTAATATATCATTATCATCTACATTAAAATCTTGTACATTATCTATTATGTTACTTAATTCTATTGAATACTTTAATAATGTTTCTTTATGTTGTTTTGTAGTTATTACATATCCTAATAAAGCTATTAAAAATATATTCTCTTTATATTCTTGGTGATCTCCCCATTCTAATGTATATTCTAATTGATGTAATAATTCTAATGCTCTTGTTAATATATCAGCAGTAGCCTCTCTTATTTGTAGTCCTTTCATTTCATTCATATATTCTATATATCTATTCATTCTGTTATCAAATGATAATATTCAACATCCATTTCTAATATAGCTTCTAAGTTTTTATGATAATCTAAAAGCTTTGTTCTATCCTTTCCTTCCCACATATCGTGACATCCTTTCCTTCCATTCATACTTAAACAATGATAAGTTATATTCTTCTTATTTGTCACAAGATCAGGTCTTCTACTTCTTGGTATTAAATGGCTGTGAGATAAAGGTACATCTGACCTCCCACATCCAGTACAATAATGTCCTCTCTCTAAAGCTATTTCAGAATAAACATTTCTTAGTTGTTTCTTTATTTTATTTTGTTTTTTACTCACAATTACATACTTTAGTATCTTTATATTTTAGATACTTATCTATCTCTATTATTATATTATCTATACCTTTAATAATTTTTGCATAATAACCTTTGTTACTTAAATGTTGTACCCATTGTCTTTGTTCTGCAGTTGGATGTCCTTTTAAAGTTTTTAATTCAAGGAACATTCCATGATAACCTCCTTTTGGTTCTAATATCTGTAAATCAGGAAATCCTTTTACATATCCAGAAGCTTTCATTTTTCTTGCCTGACTTATTGTTGTTCTAACTCCTCCAGCACTTGCACAATACCTAACCTTTGGGTATCTAAGTTGTATATATTTAACAACTTCACATTGTAATTTATATTCATTCACTTGGTAACCTTATATTAAGTGTATCATTAGCCCAGTAATAAACATCATTCAATAATTGATTGAATTCATTTTTACTTAATGTAGCTGTAGACTTTATTACTATTGTTTCTACACCATCTTTAACTTCTTTCCTTTTTAAGAACTTATATTTTAATACTTTATGCATATCTTCTTTTGAGTATCCTATACTATTTCCAATAATTGTCATCCAGGTCCACCATAAAGCGTTTTGCTCTATACTTCTACTATCTTGCTTTTCTCTTATCTTTATAACAACTTCTTTCCCGTTATAAGATTGAACTTCGTTTTTAAACCTTATTTTGTCCTTGAGAATTAGCTTTCCATTTTTCACTGTTCCAAAATGCTTCATACATCATCCAAAATGTTAAACCTACCATTATTAAAATAAATACAGGGATTAATAATATTGTTATTATTATCTTTGCTAATACTTTCATTAATCCAATATAAAAAAAAAATGTTTTATTTTTCATTAATTTTATTCTTAATTTTATCAATTAATTGTTTTGGGGTATATAATTCTGTTGCTTTTTCAGGTACATACCTATACACACAAATAAATTCATTACCAATCCAAGCCCATTTATGATTACGTTGGTATTCTATTTGTTTATTCAAAACCCATAATATTGTTTTATATTTCATTTTAAAAACTCTTTACTTGTTGAATTTCTACCTTTCTACCTAATTTTTTATAAGCTCTTAAACCTTCCTTTGTTAATGTAATTACTTTTCTCTCTGTTATATCCCAACCTAATTGAAAAGATAGTTTTAATGATAAAAAATATAAATCTTTTTCTGTACCTATAGCCCTTATATTATCTACTGGGTCTTTACAATATAATATTTTAGTTAATCCTGGTACATAATTTTCATCTGTTGTAGGTACTGGTACTTCTTGTGATTTTATACTCCATGATTGTAATATTATTTCTTTATTATCTAATGTATTATATATTTTTTTCTCTTCTTCTGTTATTTCAAACTCTTGCTCGAACTTATATTGGTCAATAGGTTTTATAATGCTTTTTGCACTATTTGTTTTAACTTTATTATTGTTTACCATTACTTTTATTTATTAGCTTATTTTTTACATCTAATTCTTCCTCTAATGCTCTATTTTCTTTTATCATTACTACTATTGTTGAAACAATACCTATAACAATCCCTATTACTAATACTAAAGCAATACATAATGCTGGATGGAAAACCATTTCAAAATTCATGTTATTTTTTTAATTTCATTATAATATTCTACTTCCTCTGGTTTTCTACCCATTGTATCTACTTCATAATAAGCTTCATTTATTCTTTGTTTATGTATTCTACACCATCTATAAAATGTAGGTATATTCATAAATTGTTGTGACTCTGATACTCTAACACCTCTATCAAAGGCTATATCTATATCGTTAAACGTTAAATTCCTGAATCTTTTTTCTTTTTGTAAATCTTTTGTAAATATCTTAGTTAAAGTCACCATTGTTTTAGCATCTGTTTTATGTCCTAATTCAATTGTTGTTCTAGTAATTAGATCATAAATCTTTTTTTCCAATTCTTTTATTTCGTACTGAAATAATTTCATAATAATTCCTTTCCTTTTAAATATTCGTTTATTTGATTATCTATAGTAGACATGGTTTTTCCACCCCATTTTTTTGTATTTCTACCCCAGTTTTGCATTCTCATTTTTGTATCCCATGTCTTTTGCATTTCAAATCTCATTTTGGTTTTAGACTTATTTGTTTCAGTCCAGTATTCAACAAACCTATCCATTTCTTCTATTTCAAGAATATCTTTTCTTAAATAAAAAACTTCTTCAATAAATTCATCTTTCCTTTTTTGTATATCTTTATTCTTTATTATTATTTTATTATCTTTATTATTATATTGTTCTATATTTTCTACTTGTACGTTTTGTAGATGTAGCTTATTCATGTTATTATCTTCATATATAATATAAGTCCATTTTACTATTTTACCTTTAGATCTTTCTATTTGTCTTTTTATATATCCTTGATCTATTAATTCCTGAAAAATATTACGAATGCTTCTTTGACCTTCTTTACAAATCATTGTTAAACCTTTTATAGATAAATTCCAATCATCACTTAAAGATAATATAAGAGCTAACATACCTTTTGCTTTAATACTTAAAGATTTGTTTTTAAAAACCTTGTTACATATTACAGTATAATCTTTATTTTTTACAACTCTTATTACCTCCATAATTCTATTTGACTAAATACAAATTCACTTATTTCACTATTTTTATAATCAGGTATCATTCTTTTTGTATTTAAAACTAAACCTTTTACCATATCACCTTTCTTTAAATTAGAAGGAAAACCTCTTCCCTTTATTTCATGCCATGCAATAACTTTTTTATCTGCCAATTTTAATTTATAAGTTATAATATTCTTATCATGCCTACCATTATAAGGTCCTATTATTTTTGTTATTGTTGCTATCATTTGTTTACTATAAAAGCTTTATTTTTTATTTTATAAACCTCTTTATAAGCTTTGATCTTTGTTCTTATTTTTTTCATTTCTTTTTCGTAATCCTTTCCAAAACAAGGGTGTTTGTACCAATAAGAACCTTTTTCTGGTACTTTAAAATCATATACTTCATCAGCTATTTTACCTATTTCCTTTTCATAATTATCTATAAATTCATCAATTTCCTCTTGTGTACCTACTACTCTTATATGTTTTTCTCCTTTTTTAATATCAGAGAAACGTTGATCAGTATAATTATCTTGTACTATACTTGGTACATTTTCAGAAAATACAAAATCCTGTACAATCATTTTTTTCATTTATCATCATTTTTATAATCAGGAGGGTATATTTCTGAGCTTACTGCTTCTAAAAAACAAGCTACAATTAATATAATCCATACTATATAATATTCCATATTGTTATCTGTTTATGTATTAATAGTTATTTTCTTGTCTTTCAAAATTCTCTTTATTTTTTATTTTATATAAAGAATATACCTCACTTCCTGTCATTCCTATACTTATTGCGAAGTTAATCATAAAATGAAAAGCATCAACTATTTCAAATTTTAATTCTAATAGATCTTTATCAGATAAATCTTCTATTGTTAATACCTCTGAATCACAATGTAGAGACTTCCAAAACTTCCATGCTGCATTACCTATACCATCATTAATACCTCCTAAAGCATCAAACATTTCTGATAATTCATCTTCTAAAGCATGTTTATTTGACATCCAATAAGTAGCTATTTCTTTTATTGTTTTTCCTTTTACATTAACACCTATTCTGTTTTGTAATTTTTCTTGAGTTTCAAAAATTTCATCCCAATCAGGTGAATGTTGGTACTCTAATTTAAGACCTGAACATTTGTTTTCTTGATTTGCCATTTTTTTTTGTTTTTCTAGTTGTTTAAATTTATTTAATACTTCTATTGCTTTTTTTCTATCATTACCAGATATTTCATAATCCGTTAAAGCAAATGGATTACTTTTTGTTAAAGCTTTGATCTTGTAGTCTGATAGCATATTTATTATAATATTGGTATTGTTCTTCTAAATATAATTCTTTTATTTTCTCTTCATTTTTATAATAAAAATCCTTTTTTTCTCTATTTATTATTTCTATAGGTATTTTATCTTTATACCATTTCCTTAAAATACCTTGGTTTTTTCTTGTAAAATGATTCAGTCTTAATGAACTTTCTTTTAAATATTTTGATTGAAAAGGACATCTTATTTCTTTTTTAAATCTTGAAGCTATTTTATTAATTATAATATTATAAAAATATATTAAAAAATTACAGTCTTTTTCATATAGATCTTTAACTATTGAATGTTTATAACCAGCGAAAAGACTAGAACTACCATACCCTGTTAATATAACAGTGTTTTTACTCTTTTTAACTAAATTCCATAAAGCTAAACAAGAACTATCATATTTAGCTATCTCTAAAGTTGTAGCCATATCTTTTATATCTATTTCTATATCTTTAAACTTAATAATTTCAACTTTGATATCAAAAAACTTTTCTATTATATCTATATATTTATCTTCTCTATTTTCTATATGTAAAAATTGTATTTTTTCTTTTTTATAAGATTTTAAAACTTCATATATTAATATAGTACTACTTAAACCACCACTAACAAAGATTGTAATATCATCCATTTTATTATTTAACCTGTTTTTTACAGATTTTTCTAAAGAATAGGGTATTGGTAAACATTTACTAGGACTTCTAAATTTATAATATCCTTTAATACTTTCAACACTTAATATATTATCACTACTAGTAATAAGAATAGTATTTGGTAAAGCTCTTAATATATAATCAAAATAAGTTGGTGATGTTCCTATTTGAAAAGTTTGAAAAAAGAAGGATTCATCTTGTTCTATTAATGTTTTTATATCATTACTAATACCTTGAGATGAATAATAAATTTGTTTTTTACCCATAGGGTCTGATATAATATAAAATTGATTTGAACCCTTATCAAAATATATAATAGACCAAAAACCATCCCATTTGTTCATTTGTGTTATGATCTTTTTTTGCCAACCTTTAGAAAATAAATTTTTTAAATAAGCTAAGTCGTTAGTACTATTAGTGAATTCCTTTAAGTTAAATATAGTTCCATCAAATAATAACATGTTACCATTACTGTATTTTATTATTTGTTTAGAAGAACTATTATATGAAGAAGTAGGTAATATAGAGCAATAAAACTCGAAATCATTTACTGATTCATGAATAACCTCAATACCTTTTTTTTCTATATTATAAAAAGGTTTGTATGTTTTTTTATGTATTAATATTCCTGACATTCTTTTTTTAAATAATGTAAGTCTGATTCAAAACAATGTAAATTACCGATCCAAACATATACTTTACCTGGTTGAGGAGCACAATTTAATAATTGAGATGTTCTTTGTAATAATCTACCAGACATATATAAATCATTCTTTAAATGTCTTATTATATCACAAGATCTAATATGATAAGTCATATCAATAATACCATTTCTTATTTGAAAGAAATAACCTAATGTACATGGTACTCTTTTATTTGTTTTATCATTAGATTGGTCTTCTGGATGCCATATAGATAAATAAGACTGTCTATTATAAGGGTTTTTGTTTAACCTATTAATAATATCATGGTAATCTCCAAAATTATACCTTATACCTTTTAAATCTTTAGGACTCCAAAATCTTTCCATATATGTATGATCAAACAAATCACCATTATTATTTCTAAACCTCTTATCATCTTTTTCTCTTTGATAAAAAGGCCAGTTCTCCCATTGTTTCCCAGGATTCAAAGCTTTTCCTCCAACTCTTTCTTGGAAATGATTTTCTGCCCAAGGTATATCAGCTTTTGTTAAAGCAGCAAGGTCATTTGTATAATAAGGACAATCAAAAGAAAAATATAAATTATTAAGTTCTACCATTTTTTGTTTTATTTTAGTGCTTTGCCATTCTTGAACATCGACTAAAGAACCTTCTAATAGAATTTGTTTTTTTAATTTATTTATTATCTTCATTTTCTAAATAATCGTTTAAAGCTGATACATAAGCTACAAGATCAACTAAATTATCTTCTTTATGTTTATGAGTTTCTCTAGACAACTTAATAGCTATCATAGCTTTAAACATTAAAGAAGCATCTATTTTACCATAGGTTTGACCAATTAAATGAATTAATATTTTTGCTGCTCTTTTCATATTAACATTAATATCCCCGTATTGTCTTTCTTTTTCTTCTTTTCTTTTATTTATGATATTATCAGCTTTTTCCAAAATATTACCCATTTATTTTTTTTATTATTTTGTTAAGATCTTTTGTTAATTTATTCAACTCCATTTTCATTGTATCTATCTTTAATAAATCATCATCAAATTCCCCAGCCATATCCCTAAATTGTAAATACAATCTTTTTGTTTGAGGTTCTATATCTAAATATCCATCTAGTATTTTACAATGATAAATACTTGTTGCATGGCATATACCATTAATATATCTTTTCATATGGTAATGAGGTATTCTTAACTGGTTAAACATATAATGAACTAACATTCTTCTAGCATCAGGTAAAGGTTTTTTTCTATACCTTGTATTTAGTACATCTTTAATTTGAACATCATACAAAGTACAAATAGCTTTAAGAGCAAGATCTACTTTTTTTCTTTGTAAACTAGAATGGCAGGTCATTATCTTCTCTTTTCTCTTTTGTTTCATCTTTTTTATCTATATTATTTTCTTTGTTTTCTAAATACTTTATAAACATATTTGATGTTTCCATTACTGATGCTACAGTAGAATCTTTCCTTCCTGATTCAAATATTGCTGCTGCTTTTAAAGCAACTGACTTTGTCATTGCTGTTTGACTATCTAATGATCTGAAATTATTATTAAAAGGTTTTTCATATACTGGTTTTATTTTAGGGTATTCACCTGGAATAAAAGTATATTGAGCTTCTTTACCTACTTCAAAAAATGTTTGATTTTCTTTTTTACTTGTATATTCACCTTCATCACCATTTTCCATAGTTATTAAAAATTGATACATCCTCCCATATTTTTCACTATCCCATGGTTTCTTTGATTGAATATCTGTTACTGTTGATTTTTTCATCTTTTATGATTTTATATAATTAATTAATTGTCCTATTCCATCTACCCATTCAGCTTTATCTGTTTCATCGTTTTGCTGATCAAAAGCCATTGCTATTGTTGAAGTTGAAAACTCTGGTACTCCATCAATTGAAATTTTTAATAAATCTACTTTTAATTTACCTAAGTCATCTAGATATACTTTATAAAGCCATTTTTCAATAATAACCCTCCTAAAATATAAAGGTAATTGATCTTTATTGTATTTGTATTTAGATTCTATTGTTTTTGGTACTGATATTGTTATATCACTTTGAGCAGATACTTTATCAGATGTTTGTTTATCTATTCTCCTTAAATCTTTGATTTCTGATTGATATTTTAAAAATGTTTTTTTATCCATATTATTTGATTTTTTTTACTGTTTCATGAACATAAGCCATCCATTTATTATAAGATAATGGATAGTTTGGTGGTATTATTATTTTTGAATATTTTATTGCCATGATTTCGTTTTTTAATTGTAAGACAAATATATAAAACCCTTTTAACAATTATAATAGTTATTGTCAAAAACATATTAACAGGTTATATGTTAATATCATGAAAAAAGAGAAGAATTTTTAAGTTCCTCTCTTTATAATTAAAACTAAACAAGTATTGTTTTGTTGTTTACGACTAGTCCAAATTTATACTATTATTTTAAATACTGTCTCTCTTTTATAAGTTTTTTGTAGACTTTTAGCATTATAAGAAGCAAGCTCTAAGTCTATAGGGTAACCTTTAAATTTACTATCTTGTAAATCTATTCTAATATCATGTCTACCATCTTCCATCATTATATATATGTTTTGTGCTGCTCTACTATATAGATTCAAAGCGTTTTCACTATAAGCATTAGCTCCTACTAAACTACTTGACCTTGCTAAAGTATCAGTAATCATTGTTTCATGTAGATGCCCACATATAATAAAATCTATTGTTGTACCTTTTCTTGCATATTTACTAATAACTTTCCCAACTTGATTACTATCCATTTTACCTAATTGATGTCCATGTATTAATAATACATTTTGTTTTGCAACATTAACAATTACCTCTAAACTATTACCCCCTCTAATAAATGTTATATCAGGTAATAATAACCTAAGCATTTCAAATATAGTGAAATCGTAATTATCTGATGCTACAATATCTACCCATCCTAACTCTTCATTTACTCTTGATTCATTCCCTGTTACACAAGCAATACTAACATTAGCTACTTGATTAATATCAACAATAAATTGTTTTAACAAATGAGTTCCTAAAAACGTTGCTTTAGCACGATTTGTACTCATACTTAGTTTCTCATCAAGTCTTCTGTCTGAGTTCAATAGATCTCCCGTAATCGCTATTAAAACACTGTTCACACAATACATATCACAGTATTTTTTTATATAATGAGCAAACTTCTCTAATCTTTTAGCAGCTATCTTAAAATCATATTTATTACACTCTAAATCTACTAACTCATTAAAATGAGTATCTGCTATATGAACTATAATAGCTGCTTTTGTATCATCTTTATGGATTTTTACTTTAGTATCAAATGAATGTCTTTTTAAAAGTTTTATTAAATCTCTATTGTATTCTACTAAAGCATTTTCTAGTCTTGCATGCTCTCTAAAGGATTTTCTCTCTATCCTATTAATATCTTGAGCTTTTTGTTTTTGTTTTGCAAGACGGACGTTATATTCTACTATCTCCTGGTCTGAAATAGAATATTTTACAATCTCTTTTACTGATTTTCTTAAATGGTCTTTACTAACTTTTAAATGGTGTCTATCTATAAGTATTTGAGCGATTGCTGTATAACCATTTCCAAGATCAAATAACTGTACGATCTCGTGTTTGAATATTAAATATTTGTTTTTAAACATAAAAAAAGTAAAGAGTAGGGGTTGTTGTCCTACTCTCTACTATATAAGGGTACCTATTTTCTCTCTAATAATTGGTAAATCACTACCAGTGCTATAATTCCTACTACTCCATTACTACCCATCATAGATATTATGTCCATAACTCCCGTTATTACAGACATCCCTAACATTGGACCTCCGAATAATACTTCTGCTATAATACCTAGTGCCATTATTGAAATTAATAAATTTGTTAATTTACTAACAAAATTCCCTACTTGATTGAATATATTTTCCATTTTTATTTATATTTTTAAATTAATACTAAAATTTGTATGATACACCTAATTTGAATTCTCCTAATCTATCCCCCTCATCATTTTCTTTCATTCTCATTGTATATTTAGGTTCAATATATAAATTTTTTGTCATCTCCATAGAATAACCAGCTCCAACCCTCATGTTATCTGTTGAATCCATTGGTGTATTCATAGTGAGAAACATATTATTCATATAATATCTACCAAAAAGATTATAATCTTCACCGTTTTTTACAGCTCCCATTACAATCTTGTCATTAATTTGATAACCTATACCTAAGTTATCTGTAAAGTTCTCCATTCCCCAACTTTGATCTTTTTCAGGCATATTTATAGTTGTTGTAACCATAAATTGTGCTGAAGCAAATAAAGTAGTTAATGATAATATATATATTAAAATTATTTTTTTCATTTTTTATCTATTTTAAATTAAAAAATCAATAAAGCCAAAAAACAACTTTAGCCTTATCTTGATCATTATCCACATGGATAAATGTTTTTCCTATCCCTATCCTTGTTAATCCCGCTTCTAATAAGCTACATATAATCAAAGCCCTATTTCTACTTTCTGTACAATGTATGTCTGCTGCACATCCTTTTTGATGAGAGGAATTTTCTTTACCTCCTACTTTTTTATTATGTTTAGGACATCTCATCCCACTATTAATTTTAAAGGGTATTCTAGCATACGATCTTGCCTCGTCTAACTGATTAAGAAAAGAATCTTCCATTTTATTCTCTCCACAACAGGGGCAATTAAATTCTTGTATCTTAAAATATTTCATTGATTATTATTTTTTAAATATTGCATAAATTTTTGTTCCTTTTACTTCCTTTATAAGTTTTTTATTAACTTCTCCTTGTTTATTGTTTTCAGGGTAATATTTAGGATTTTTACTATTTAGTTTTCTTTTTTTCATGAGCATTTTTTACACCAACCTATACATATTTTTTTATTAGTTATCCTATATAACATGTTACAAATTAATTTTTTCATTTTTTTACTTTTTCTATTGATCTTCCACCAAAATAAGCTCCGATCACTGTTATTAATACTAATTGTAATAGATCTACCCAAGACGCTTTTACTTCAAAGGTTATAACTCCAGCATCTATAAAAATTAATAATACTGTTGAAACACATAAAAATATCAAAACTAATGGTCTTATATTTTTACTCAACCATGAATCTGATTGCATATCTAATTTCCATCTTTCTGTGATTTCTTCTTGCATTTTAACCTCATAATCTTTTACCATAGATTCTATTTTTTGTTTTGCTTCTAATCTTTCTTCATCAGTTGTTACTAAATCATCAACTACTGTTCCTACTGACTTAATTAAATCTCCTCCAGCTGCACTAAATATTTTGTTTAATATACTCATCTTAAAATTTATTTATTAATAATCCTTCTACTACTTTTTTGATCTTTTTTGGTGTTCTTTTAGGACATAACTTAAAAGATAAATCACCTTCAAACCTTTTTATTTCTTCTCCGTTATTAAATACTATAATTGTTGGTAATACGCTAATATCATACTCTTTAGCAGTTTCACTTTCTAAGTTAATACGAAAACTCTTAGTATTATCAATACTTGTAATCCAATTACACTCATTATCTTTATTCCATTCAGCCCAAAATTCTACCAATGTAATACCTTGATTTGTTTTACTAAAACTCTTATCAGTTATAATAGTTTGTGCTGATGCAAAAGTACCAATCAAAAGCATTATTACTATAATGAAACAATATATACCCCATATTGCCCATTTTTCAATTTCTTGTTTCATAAGCTAAATAGTTTCTGTTCTATCCTATCAATCTTTTCATCCATTTTAGATTGAGTTTCTTTTATTTCTTCAACATCTTCTTTGGTGTTTATTATAGTTTCTCTTATCATCTTATCCTTTAAATCAAATTCTGTTCTTGATATTTCTGGTTTTGGTAATTCTTTTGCTTCTGCAATATCTGCTTGTAAAGTAAAATAAAACCCTATTAATGTAGCCATTGCAAATCCTATTGCTATTAGTGTTTTTACGCTAATTTTAAATCCTGTATCTTCATTTAATTCTTTCATCTCTATAAAAATAAATAGTTAATCCCTGTTTTTAATTCATAGTTATTTATATCCCAATACCGCTGATATCTTCCTTCAATAAATAAACCTAATCTTGTTGTTAATTTTGTCCCTATAATTAAACCACTATCAAAATCAATAGTAGTTTTATCTTTTAATTTTAAATCTATATAAGCATATTCTGTTAACCCTTTATGATACGGCATTACATCACCCCAAGAATGAACCCAAAAGTTTTTATTGTAATGATAAAAAGATATACCTATAATAGCGGATATTTCTTGTTGTATACCCATTTTTTCTAATTCTCTATTATTATATTCATCAATAGCTCTACCAAAATGATATCTATAAAATTCTTGATCTGTATCTGCAATTAAATTACCTTGAGGATCATACCATTTCCAATTATAATAATCATAAATATCATCTACTCCATTTTGTTCTCCATCATAATACCAATAAGAATCTTCATACCCTAAATCATATGCAATATTAAACCATGCATCATCTGGAGAAAAATTCATCTCAAAAGGGTTAACTCCATAAACAGGGTGAGAACGATGTTTTACTCCTGCTGTAAAATCAAATTTCCCCCAACTTATTCTTCCTCGAATCTCTCCTCCATAATGCTTTAATTTTATTTCTTGTTTATCTTGATAATCACCTTTTATTAAAAAATATTTATGAACATATCTAAGCCAATAATTTTGATTTGTAAATTTTTTACTTCTATCTCTTACATAAGATAATGTAGCATTATATTCAAAACCATCTACATTACCTATAGTCGAAGAGTGGCTAATATTGTTTTCACTACCATCATAAAAAGTTTTAGCTTTGTTCTCGTAATCAAAACGAGCTATTTTTCTTATACCTATATTAAATTGATAGTTATAAGGGTGAATAATAGTTTCATCTGTTAATATACCTGTTTGTCTATCTATTCTGTAATGAGGTCTTTCTGTTAATGGTGATGTTAAATCAGCTGAAATATAAAGAGTAGAATATTTTAAAAAGTCTTGGATTTGTCCACAACATTTTTTAGGTGCAGAACATGATATTAAGACAATAAATAATAAAATTAATATTTTTTTCATTATGGAGTATCTATTATTGTTACCTTCCCTCCATATATTCTATTAGAGGTTGCAGTAGTTGTTATTTTAATAACTAAATAATTTGTAGCAGTAGATGCTGTAGAGGTTATAGTTAACTGTGAGTTAACTGTTCCTGTTCCAATAGCTGTACCCATTCCTGCTCCAGCATTAACATCATGCTCATATACATTTAATGCTTTAGCGTTACTCCCCCATACATCTACTTTGGTTGCTGTTTTCCCAGCTGGTATACTAACAAAAGCAAACATTTCTAAAGCTCCATCTTCAGGTATTACTCCTGTTTGTCCGCTACCATCTTTCCATGCTACACTATAAGTTGTATTATCATCATTAGCTAGAAAATCACTTGGTAATATTTTTATATAGTCTAAATCTACCCCTATTATAGTATCTGCATCTATAGTATAAACAGAATCACCTGAATCATATTTTATACAACCTAATTCATCAGAATCTACAGGCATACCAGCTATTGTACCTCTGTCTTTATTTTGATATTGTGCTATAAGATCTCTTACATCAATACTAATTGCCGAACCAGCTTGTATATCCCCATACACAGTAATAGCACTAACAGTTAAAGAAGTATCTGATGCTCCCTGATCTGCTGTTAATGTTAATTCATATTCTTTTGTGTTAATACTAGCTGTAGCATCAGACTGTGTAGGTCTCCGTCCGTATCTTAGTCTTAATGTACATTTGTCACCTGATTTTAAAAGAGCTGTTCCTATTTTAATTATTGGTATAGATGTAACAGACTCTCCTTCGTCTGATCCTTCTATAATTTCATCAGTATAAGTAATAGGTGTTAAACCGTTTCTATCTAATTTTTTAGCTAAAGATACAGCAAATGTCTCATTAGGATTTGCTATTCTTGCTCCAGAGGCTCCTGATTGTGTTATCATTGTACCTGTTGAAGCACTTGGTATTCCTCCTCCTGTACCTATAGAACCAGGGGCAGAATAATTATAAGTGTTTGTACTAAACGTTACAGAGTCATCCCTATCATATTCATATAAAGTTATTTCCCACTCATCTCTAACAGTGTTAAAAGTACCCGTATGAGTAATCCATTGTGTTGTAGGTGTAGCAATTTCTGCTACTGTTAATGATTGTAACTTACCTATAGGATTCGGATAACTAGTTCTTGCAGGACTACCAGCATACTTTCCTTGTAGACCTACAACTAATGTTCCTGTATATTTTTTAATTGGTTTTGCTTGACATCTTAACATCATTTCACCTAACAAGGTTGCAATAGTTTTAGTACCTGATAAAGTATTTTCTCCCCAGTGACCTGCCCAACCAGAACCTTCCCATGTACTTCCATTATATACTTCAAAATAACCTGTAGCTAAAGGTTCAAAAGCATCTCCCCATAATAAATCTTCAACATCCAGATGAGCTGTATCATCTCCACTACTAACTATAGTTGTTACAGTATTACCTGGTGAATTATTACTAGCATTAATAGGTGTTACTAAAGAACTACCTAAACCTGTACCTGGTACAGTGTTTGCATAAGTTGTATTATAATCTTGAGGTCTTACATCTGCTCCAAAACCCCCTGTAGAATCACTTTCACAACAACCGTGGTTCCATCCTAAGAGTTGACTTGTAACTGTGTTTGCATAATATATCATTCTAGTTTCATAACTAAATTCCCAAGCACCTGTAAAACCACTTGTTCCTCCAAGGTATAGATAATGAGATAACCAAGAACCATTAGTAATATTAATAGAATGAACACCTATAGGTATTTCAACTTCATTACGACTCCAAGCAACATCATCTGTACCCTGGTATGCTCCTACTTGATAAGTAATATAAGTGAAAATATTAGAAAGTGATACATCAATATGTAACTGTTTAGTCCATGTAGTAGTACCAGCTGCTCTTGCTACTACAGTATAATTCATCTGCATTCTAACAGGCTCTATAAAAGCGTTTGAAAAACTCAACCATAATTCTTGATGGAACATAGCAGAAAAAGAACCTTGAGGATTCTCAAATACACCTATTGTTCCATCAGTGGTACTTCTATATGTTTGCCAGGTTCCGGATGTTGTTGTTGGCCAAGGATCTGGTAATAAAGGAAATTTCCTAAATAGGTTAACTCCAGCTCCTACATTGAATTCTGAATCTACTGATCCTAGTCGTGGTAACACATTAAACGAACCACCTTCTAATTTTTGTATCTCTGTTCCTGTTTTTATTACTTGGAAATATCTTGATAGCCAATCATTACCAACATGATCTTTTGTAGATTGTAAAGCACCTGCCATATTATAAACATAAGTCCTTATGTTATCAGGGTTTGAGTTAGTACCTGTTTCAGCTGTATCATATTGAGATACTTGGATAAAATGATATCTGTTTTGCCAAAAGACTAATCTTAAACCCCACATTTTACATATTCCTCTTAAAACATCATAAACATTCAAAGATTCAAACCATAATTCCTCGTTTATTTCTTGATCTGTATAAAAAGGTCTTGCCGTAGAACGTGAAAGTTCCATAGGGTTTTGTGTGAGGTTTGGGTGAGATTCATTATACCAATTACAACTAATAGAAAAGGTGGTATTAGCTGTACTTCCTTGTGTTGTCCCTGCTGGTCCCATCCAATTAAAACATTCAGCGATCCATTCAACAAAAGTTTTAGTTGCTGCTGTAGTAGCATAATCTTCTAAATAAGTATATTGAGGTTCATACACATGTCTTGTACTTTGAGTTGTAGTATCAGGTACCATATCATAAAACTTACCAGAACTAATACCATCAATTGCTTTAATATTAACTACATAAGGACCAAATTCATCTTTTTCATCACTTAAATCAAAAAGTACATATCCAGCCCAAAGAGGTGTTGCTGTAGGTGTTACATTACCTGATAAATTTTGTTTATACAAAAACACATATACATCTCTTTCTGATCTATTTGTTCTTAATTGTCTAATATATAAACCATCTTGAAGTAAATCATAACCACCTACCATGAAAGGTATGTTTAGTGTAGAAGGTTTTAAAGGTGAAAATATAGCATCATCATCACTTTCATAATCTATTTCAGGACCTACACCTCCTAATTTACCTTCTCTTGGAGAACCTGTGTATTCGCTATCATAAATCTCTAACCTATAACCATGTCCGTTAAGTGATTTGTAATCAAAATAATATGATTTGTTATAAGCCATTACACGAATCTTCTTCTTTGACTAGTAGCTAATGAATTGGATAACCATATATCATCCCCTCTAACTATACCTGATACATCAACTACTACATTCATAGGACCCATCATACTTTTTAAATCTGATAAAGGAGCTATAACCTCAGGTCCACTTGGAGCATCCCCTACCATTGCTAACATAGGTGAGGAAACAATACCTCCTTTTGCAAATGATGGAATAAGACTATTAAATGCTGTTCTTGCTAAACCAGCTGCTACTCCAGCTATTACAGGTATAAGGAAAGTAGAACCTGGAAAAGGTGCTATCGAAGCCATTGCATGAGCTACTGCTGCTGCTACTCCTTGAGAAATTAAACCTCCTATAGTATCTTTCATAACTTGTTTCATTACATCACCATATTCAGCAAAACTTTCTGCTCCCTGTGCTAATTGATTTCCTACTCTTTCCCCTACTTTACCCATTGTGTTAGTTAAATCTTGAACAGCTGTATTAGTTTCTTCTAATCTTGATATTTTATGATCTAATATTTGCTCATCTATTTCAGCTGTATCCTCTCCGTGTTTTATATAAGCCTCTTTCATATCATTTAACATACCCAACCTTTGGTTAAACAACATATCATCTAACTCTTTTGATGTACCTCCTACCTTTAAATATTGTTCTTTTATTGAGTTAGATACTTTTTGCCAATCTGATGTTACTTTATCTTTATCAATAGTAAAGGCGTCTTCTAAATCCCCTGCTCCTTTTAAATCTTGTACAAATTTATTTATATCAAATTCTTGGTCAATGTTCCCTATATCTTCTAATGATTTCTTTAAATCATCAACAATTTTTTCACCATCTTTTGCTCCTTCCCAATCTTTAGCATCAGGAAACCATTTCTCCCATAACCCTGCTGTCTCTGCTAATTTAACACCTAAAGTAGCAACTATTGAGGTTAATGCTATTAAAGGATTCTTTTGCATTTTACCTACAACAAAACTCATTGCTTTTCCAAACAATATTAAAGCAGGTATAACTCCTTGAACAAGAACAACAGCTAAACTACCAAGCATTACTAATAAAGGTCCTACTATAGCTACTATACCGGCTACTTTTACTATTGTTTCTCTTTGTTCATCATTTAAACCTTTAAACCATTTAGCTAAATCTTGTAATTTTGTCACCATTTTACTTGCTATAGGTAACAATATTTGACCAAATGTTACTGCTACGTTTTCCCATTCAGCTCTTAAAGCACGTGTTTGATTTGCAAAATCCCCAGAAGTTCTAGCTACATCTCCTATTGCTTTACCACTTTGATTCATGGCCATTTGAAGAGTTAATGCTGCTTGTTCACCCCTACTTAATTCATCCCAAGTAAGACCTAATTCTTTTGAATAGTCTTTTAAATCTTCAATTCCTATTTTAATTCCTAAAGTCTTAATAGCTTCTCTTTCACCTAATAATGCTGAAGTCAAAGCATGAGAAGCTTGTTCTGCTCCACCTGATAAATTTGAAAACGAAGCAAGATCTGCTGCTAATTCGTTTGTAGCTAAAGATAGATCCATTGCTTCTTTTTCAGTTAAACCAAAACCAACTAATAAATCACCTGTACTTGATAAAAGTTGTTTTGCAGCTCTTTCTGACAATAAAAAGTTTTGACCAAAATCCTTTGCTATTTGATCTGCTCCTGAACCTAAGCTTTTAAATACTGTTTTGAATTTTGAATCTGTTTCTTCAAAATCTGAAGCCATTTTTACACTAGCTAATCCTACTCCTACTAAAGGTAAAGTAACATTTCTAGTTAAACTAGAACCCATACTTTTAAGTTTGTTACCAAACCCTAATATTTTACTACTAGCTTTGTTCATAGCCCTATCAAAGCCTTTCATATTAGCTCCAAATGCTATAGTTAATAAACCTACGCTTTTACTTGCCATCTTTTCCTTTTTCTTTTAATTTAAAATCCTCCATATGTTTGATAAACTCAGCTCTTGCTTTTAATTTTTCAAAATTAATTTCTTTACTTTGTTTTTCATCTTCAAATTGAAATAGATCTGTCAATTTTATTTTTTTGTTTCCAGAAGTCATTAAGTTTACTATAACACATGTTGCCCATCTTGTTCTTTCCCATTCTGATCTTTGTCTTTGTTGTATAGCTTTATTATAACCTTTTAACTTTCTAAAAAAATGTTTAGGTAACATCTCATACAATTCTTTTAAACTTAAATTGAATTGACCTAAACCTATTTCCTCTATATCTACCCAAGAAAGAATTACTCTTTTACCTTCTTGGGTTTTTCCTTTTTTTCATCTTCACTTTGTTGGTTTTCTTTACCTATTTGTGAAGATAGTACTTCCATACATCTTGTTATTGCTTCAAAATCATCATCAATTAAATCAGCTAAACACTCTATTGTTAATTCACATTTTTGTTTAGCTTTACGATAACCATCTTCAATTCCTGCATATATTAATTGTAAAGAATTTTCAAGAGATATATCATCTCCTATTTTACCTAAATCAGCTAAGGTTGTATTTGTTCTTTGCCCGTATTTCCTTAAAGCATTTAACCCAAACCTTAAAGGGTATTTTTTACCATTAATATCTACAAATTTATAATCTTTCATTGTTATTGAGTTTTTAGTAATTGGTTTTGCTAATGGTAATCTCAATAACATAAGACTACCAAAAGCTCCACCAATTTAGTTAATATTTCTACTATGATACAGTTTGTGTAATTGCTGCTGTTCCTTGAAAGGAAGCAGAATACGTTGCTGAATCATCAGTAGCTCCTGTCATAGAAGCGGATGTCATATAAGCTGATCCTGAATACTTTGTATCTCCTGTCTCTCCATCAGTTGAACCCCATGTTACAGTAACAGCTGCTTGAGTAATGATATAACTGTTAATAATATCATCAATCCCATCTGTAATTGCTGAACCTGAAGCATCAACCCATGCATACATACCCTCTACATCAATTGTCCAATCTCTTGATCCTTCTAATACTTCTTTCCATCCTGACGACTCTTTATTAGTGATGTCCCTAGTATTATGATTGATGTTGATTGTACCACTTGTTGCATAAGCTACAAGTACACCTGAACCTGCGTAAACTTTTATCTCGTTTCCATTTAATATTCCTGCTGGTGTTGCCATAATTTCTATCTGTTTTTATTGTTAATTATTAATTTCATTTTTACATATTTATGATATTACTAACGTTAAAGGTCCAGATCCTTCAAAGGATACTGAATACGTTGCGCTACCATCTGTCTGTCCCTCCATCGATAAGGAAGTTATATAAGCTTCCCCTTGATATTTTCTATCCCATGTTTCTGTATCAGTTGTTCCGAATACTACAGTAACAGGTGTTCTATTTTTAAAATACTGCTCAAAAAAGATATCGTTTTGCCAAGTCAAAGAGGATCCTCCTGGTGTTCTCCATGCATACATTCCAGAACATTCCATTACCCATTCCCTATCACCTTCTATAACAGTTTTCCATGCTAGTGAAGATTGTTGTGTTGTTGATCTTGTACCCATACTCATACTTAAACTACCCTGTGTTGAATAACCTACCAAAACACTATTCACATAGACTTTTATTTCATTACCGTTTAATACTCCGTAGGGTGCTGCCATATTAATTATCTAAATAGAGAGCTGCAATAGTTAAACTTGTTACACCTGAATAAGTTATCGCTATTGCGTCGTCTGAATTATTATATATAGCTGAAGGAAAAGGTCCTATAAAACTTGCCCCACTTGAAGGTACTACAACAGAAGCATTACTTTTTGTTACTGTTCCATAAGCTTCTAAATCTATACTTGTAACTTGTGCTGTAATAGTAACAGTTAACTCTCCTCCACTTCCATTTTTAATATGAAGAAAAACTGGTCCTCTGTTTACTCCTCCATTAACTACAGTATCTCCTCCTGAATTACAAGCAGAATATGAAGGTGCTGCTAAACCTGATTCACTAATCGATTGTGCTGTTATCTCCGCCATCTTTATTTATTTTTATTTTCTTTTTGTTTTTTGGTTTTCCATAACCGTTATCATCTAACCATTGAGCTAATTCGGGTGTGATATCTAACTCCTTTCCTTTAGGACTTATTTTACCTGAATCTCTTACCCAATCTTTTTCTAATTTATATATCATAATTATTCATTTATTATTTGTACACTAAAATCTAATGCTTTAGTGAAAATTCCATTTGTTCCTGCATCATCATCAAAGATATCATTATAACCTTCATAAGTTATTGATCTCAATTTTATTGTTCCATATGTCCCTTCTGCTTTTCTTTGTAATGCATTTCGTATAAACATTGCCAAATCACATGCTTGTGTGTATGTTTCACTATAACAAGAGACCATAACAGATGTTACATCTAAAGGACTTGTCATTTCTTTTACTTCTGTTGGTGAATCACTTAATACTGTATATAGTATAAAAGGAAAAGAAGTGTTTTCTCTTGCTACGTTAGGAAATATCCTTGTTCCTACTATCTCTTCTATATTAGAATCACCACTTAAAATATTATATATTGCTAATCCTACTTTCATTAGTATCCAAATTTTCCATATCTCCTTGTTCTTCTTGCAAAAGTTTTCATTGCTTGTGCTGCTATTTTCTCAGCGTCATTTAAAGAGTTATTTGTTACTGTACTTTTTGTTCTTTCCCATGCTGTTTTCATATAAGGTTTTGCATGCCCTGTATATTTCCCAAAAAACATAACTTCGTTTCCATAATGTACCCATGCTCCAAAATAACCTCCTTTATTTTTAGAGAACTTACCTTTTACCCTGGGTCCTACATAACCACCTGGAGGATTCATTTTTCTAGAAGCTTTAGTTGTAAAAAAACCAATACTATCTCTTAATGTACCTCTTCTAATTCTTAAACTTTTATTTGGTGGATAAGGTATAGACAATAATGATCTTGATTTCGAATTACCACTATCACCTAATAAAGGTGCTGCATCTTGAGCAGCGTCTACTAATGGTTGAGAATTCTTTTTAAAAAAGTTTCTCCATAGTTTATCTCTACTAATTTGTTTTGGTAACTTAGCAAATAAATCAGCTATTTCTTTTTGACCTTGTAATTTAACTGTTACACTCATTAGTACTTGTTTTCTGTTATTAATTCAATTAAATCTTCTCTTCCACCTAATTCATTTATTACTATTATATAATAGTCTTTGCTATCATAAGTTATTTTAGTTTCTAAAGTCAAATCTGTTAAATTTTGATTCCTTAAAACAAAATGCACTTTTGATAAACCTTGTATTTTATCATTTTCTTCTGATTCCTTTCCTCCTTTCCATTTAATAGAAGCCCATCTAGTAGTATATAAAGACCACTCACTAATAGTTTTTTCACCATAATTATTAGCAGCTGTGGTTGCATTATATAAAGATATTCTTCTATCTAATTTTCCTATCTGCATACCTGAACCTTATATTGATCTAGTAACATTTTAGCTGCCATTGGTATTTCTGTTGCTATACTACCTGTTACAACAGCTTGTCGGTTTTCATACCAATTACCTATCATTAATAACATTGCTTGTTGAATTAATAAAGGTGCATCACCTTGTGTATCTCCGTTCCCTACAACATAATTAACTTCTACAGCCATTTTTCTTTCAGATAAGTTTGGCCATTCTTGATTAACACCTAAATTTATACGTGTTGGTTTTGATATATTATCAACTAAATATGCAGTATCTGTTAATGTCACTAATGTATCAGTTGTATCATAATATTTTATATTAGAAACACTTTTAACAGGGTTTTTATAAAGTTCTGAAATATCACTCCAAGTATCTCCTATCATTTTAACGGTTGTATCTAATATAAATGTATTAGTATATGTCTCAACTGCTTTTGTTGCTACCGTAACTAAGTTAGCTATTAAAGTATCATCATCAGTAACATCTACTTTTAAATGCTTTTTAACTGTTGCTGTTGAAATAACAGCAGTAGTATAAGGTGTTACTATACTTAAAGCTCTTGCCATCTTAAATTTCTTTTTTTAAAAAAAGAGGTGGCAGTATTAGTACCACCCCTTTTTATTATTAATATTACTAAGCTACTAAACTTGTGAATTTAGTTACTGCTGCTCCTTGAGCAAGTTTGAAGTCTACTAAATTATTTAATACTAGTCTGATTTGATTATAATCAGCTAAAGTATAAGGATCTACCGTGATATCAATACCACCAAAGAATCCTACGTATAATTTTGACCAATCTCCAAAATAACCATCTCCTGAAGTTCCAGCTGATTTCGTACAACCATTAGTAAACATGATAGGATAACCGTTTATCATTTGTTGATTGTAATTCATACCTGTCATTGCTGGAGTAACACTAGCAACTTGAGCAGATATTTTTAACTGGCTTAATAATTCAGGTGAACATACATAAGCTAAATTACCTGTCATTGCATAAGCTAAAGCATTTGTTTGTTCTGCTTCTATTAAATCAGATAAAACACTTGAACCACTTGTGAAAGTAGCCTCAGTGAATGTATTTACTCCTGATGTAGCTCCTACAGATGTTGGTGCGTTAGAAACAGCTGCTGTACTAAATATTGCTGCATCTAGAGTTTGAGCAGTTGCTCTACCTAAATCTCTCATTACTGCAGATTCAGCTCCTCCTCCGTTTTGTGCAAGTAATTCTCTTGACAAATTAACTTTAGATGTAATTCTACTTGGTGTTAAAGTAACACTTGAGAATGCTGCTCCTCCATCAGATGCTTGTGAGTTCTCAGCTGAAGCCCAAGCTACTGATTGACTACCTGTAACTGGTATTCTAGCATCAGAACTTAATCCTGTTAAGATTGTAGCTCCTACTCTATCATAAACTGATTCTTCTCTTAAAGCATCAACATAAGCTCCAACTGATGTTCCAGCTATATTACTTGTAATATCAGCTCTTTTTTCTAACATCATAGAAGGTATACCTATACCATTAATACTTTTACCGAAAGATCTACTTTCGTTTACTGCTTCTTGTTGCATTTCTGCTTCAATACCATCTAGATTACCTCCTAATACTCCTCTTACATGTTTGAAGAATGAATATTTTTCAGTAGATTCTTTAGCATTCGATGGATTTTCTACAACTTGACCACTAACTTTTGCTGCATTACGTAAATTAGCTTCAATTTTTTCTGCTCTTTCTATTTTAGCAGATAAAGTATCAGCTTCTTCAAGTAAACCGTCAACCTGATCATTTTCTTCAGTTGTTAAATCTCTCTCCTCTGTTGTTGCAACATCTTTTATGTTTTCAAGTTGAGCGATAACATCTGAACGTTCTTGTTTCAATTCATTTGAACATTTCATAATTTCCACTTTTTTAAAATTTATAATTTACTTTCTTTTTGCTAACTCAATTTTTAGTGATGCTAAACTTCTCATCACTAAATCTTTGTCCTCATCCTCTTTTTGAAGTTTTTCTTTATAACAAGATAAACCTCTTTGTGCTACCACTAAATCGTTAGCATCAGGGTAAGCCGGATAAGTAACAGGTGAAACATCATACAACCTGTTAATTTTTTTGATGGTTCTAATATTATTTCCTTTTTCATCAGTTGACCAATCATCCTCTTCCACGGTAAATGCGAAAGAAGATTGATTGATATCACCTCTTTTCATAGAGACTATTAAATCTCTACCATAAGATGTATCAGGTACATCAAATTCATACCTTAAACCTTTTTCATCAGCTGATAACCTTAAAGTTCCACTTGTATTTCTACCAAGAATCAAATTTTGATCATGGTTGATAAGAGCTCTAACGTCTGATCTATTTAAAAGATCATCATTGAAAGCTCCTCTTTCTATATACTCATAAAACCCTCCAAGGTTTTCACTTCTTTTACCATAGAATGAAGCGTGACCAACAATAACATTTGTTCCATCTTCTCTGTTTTCTGTTTTTGTTTCTATACTGTAAACTCTTTTTTCCATATTATCGTATTTTTCATTCCATATATTAATTTTCTTTTCTTCTGAGTCGATCATTTCTAATAATCTCCCTGCTGCATCAAATATTTCATTAAATTTCATTTGACCAGCTCTTTGTCTAATAGCGATAAGACCTTTTCTATAAACTTTATCATTTTTCCCATAAGGATAACCATAATAACTTTTTGTATCTTCATCGTTATTATTATCAATAGCTAAAAACCATTTAGCATAATCATTCCAATTATCATCCCCTAAAATTTTATTTCCGTCATCTGCATTAAAACTCCAATCACTATCTTTATCTATTTTACCAGCTTTTATTAAATCTACAGCATGAGTGTATCCTGTTCTATTTAATTTGTTCATATCTCTATTTTCATCTTTGTATTCAGAGTTATCATCTATAGCATCTTGTTGAGTATCATAAATACATTCACCGGTTTCTCCCCATTTCCATTTACCGTTTTCACATTTATTCGCTGGCATTTCCTATATTGTTTAAAGTTGTCATGTTTAGTTGCATAAAATGGTTATCACCTTCTTCTATACTATTCATGTTTTCTTTTCTTCGTATTTCATTTATAGACATTGCACCAATATTTAGCATTGTTCTATAATAATCTGTTCTATCTTTTATATTCCCTCTTAGTAAACCCATTGCTGAAAACTCTATGAATTTTTTACCTCTTTCTGTTTTTCTAAATAATTTTAAATTCATTTCTTCTTCTATCCTTGTTAAATAAGGCATAAGAGTATAAGTAACAAATTCTTGTGATTGCATTTCTATATTGTTGAAAGAAGATTTGCTTAGATCTTTTAACATATGAGGAGGAAGGTTAAATATTCTAGCAACCTCTTCTACACTAAATGTTCTTGAAGCTAAGAACTGAGCTTGTTCTGCAGATATTGCTACAGGCTTAAATTGTAACCCTTCCTCTAATACAGCTGTTTGATTTGAACCACTTAGTTTTGAATAAGTACTGTTAAAAGAATTTCTAAGTCTATCTATTGCTTGTTCACTTAAAGCTCTATCTGTTTGGAGTACCCCACTTAATTTAGCTCCATTCTTAAAAAATGTATTTCCATACTCTTCTACAGCCATTCCCCAACCTATAGCGTTTTTACATTGTTCTATTGGTGATAAACCTACAATTCCATCTTGAGTCATTAATTTAAAATGTAAAACATCTTCAGAATCATATGTCTCTCCATTTTTTTGATATTGATAAAACAAGTATTGATCTTTACTTAATATCTTATCC